AGTGGGGCACATAAAGATAAAGAGTATCAGGGGGAGGAAAGCTCTAAAAGCGCCCTTTCCCCCCCCGCTTCCTACGTCTCCGCTGACGCTACGACGGAAGCGGGTCAGATGACAACAGAAGTTCATTTCTTGCGTACTGAAGATGTGCAACCAAAAGAAGACGCAATAGAAGTCCCGCAGGCTGAATTTGACGCTCAAGAGGAAATCTTCAGACAAGGCATTCAAGAAGCACTTGACAATATCGAACAGTCAAAAGCAAGAAGTATTGACTGGGAGTGGCACTTGTATAGAGAGTCACATAAGCCAGTAGCGGGTGATGGTAAATGACATTCGAGTATTTGCGCCAACTCAACCGTCCAAAGTTTGGCTGGGATGTTGAGTGCTACCTTGCAGCAAAAGAGCCACTTAAGACGCATACAATCGCTGATGATGCACTCTCAGGCGGTCTGATGCCAGGGCTCACCATACTTGGTGGTGTAGCTTCTACTGGTAAATCTTCGCTTGCGGTACACATTGCAACTGAGGTGGCAGAAAGCGGTAAGCGTGTTATCTACTTCACCCTAGACGATACATGGGGCAATATCACAGCACGCTCAATGAGTTGCTGGTCAGTGAAGAATCAAGGACTAAAGCGTCAAGGGCTCACGGTTGTTCCCTTTGAGTGGTCCACAGTTATTAAGGGTCCAGGCAACGAGTTACAGCTGCCAGAAGGACTTCAGAACCTATCAGCGTATGCATTCAATGCCAGGCATTCTAACGCTGTACTTGCTGATGCAGCCATCTATGAGGATATGGTCGCACCGAATCTTGCAATCCTGGACAACGTATCAACTACCACAGGAATTGAAGAGATCGTGCGGACTGTCATGGCAGATGGTGACAAGCCAGACCTCGTCATCATTGACTACATTCAGCAGTATCAGACAGGCACTCCAGACATTGACAAGCAAGAATACACACGAGTCTCTCAAGTTGCTACCAACCTTCAAATGCTTGCCTTTGATACGCAAATACCTTTCCTTGTGCTCTCAAGTCTTAAGAAGCTCGATGCAAAGGATGAGCCATCGCTCGATTGGTTCCGTGGTTCTGGAGTAGTTGGCTATGCGTCCTGGGCAGCACTCATCCTCACAAAAGGTGAGATTGATACTCCTCAATTCAAAGAGGTAGCACTGCACACCGTTAAGAACAAAGCAGGTAGAACTGGCATTTTAGTGCCCGCCAAGTTAAAGGGTGCTTATTCCTATTTCCTACAGAACGGAGGTGTTTCTATTGCCTAAGCAGGTCAAATATCTTCTATGCCCCTTCACAGGCTCTGAGTGCGCTTCTACGTGTGCTTTGGCTGGAGTTATTGACGATAAGAGAGTTTGCGCCTTAGCGTGTCTCTCAGAGGGCGATAAAGCGATATTTAAGCGAAACGCACACGCTCCAAACGTATCGGAGCGAGAACAACAGAAACTGGAACTAAGAGAGCAAGTTGAGATGACTCGCTCTCTTTATGAAAGAGGTGAGTTGAAGTGAATGGATTTAGACGTAGCTATGAAGAACTAGATCACTCCCCCTTCACAGCTAAAGAGATTGCAATTATTGAGCGAGAAGTTCCCAAGCATGGACCTACGTGGTCAGGCTTCAAACGTCTTATGCCTAACCGCTCAATCACTGACATCAAAGTGTTTGCAAGAAGCAAAGGACTTCAAAGCAAAACAAGTCTTACACGCTCTCACAGAATCTGGAGTGAAAAAGAAGACGCACTCATTGTTGCCATCCTAGAGACGCTATCCAAGAAGCTTCAACGTGAGCCACAGATGGTTTGTAATCATGCGTACCGACTTTTTAGTCAAAGGGAGAAGCTCAATGAGCAAGCGTAGAAAACAAGATGAAATAAATGTTTCATCTCTTTCATCATCTTCTAAAAGAGGGAGACGAACATACCAGTCCTGGACTTGGTCAGAGCTTGAGACGCTCTGGCGCAATCCTTCTATGACTGCCAAAGAACTCCACGAGCTTATTCCAACGCATTCCGTGCAAGCAATAACTATGGTGAGACACCGCTACGGAAGGTATCGCACAGAAGGCATTGTGCCTTTATGCCAGAAGTGTGGACAGCACCCTGTGTGGGTTGATGCAGAGGATGCTAAGCGTTGGGGGCTTTGCAAAGAGTGTGCGCTTGATGAGCGTGAGTACTTGAGAAAGCACACACAGGAGCTTGAGCGCAAGCAGAATTTGGAGCGTCAGCTTGCCTTTAAGATGAAGAGGAAGAAGGAGCGAAAAGCAAAGGTCAGACGCATTGAAGACGCAACCACTCACAAACGCAAATCATGAGAAGTATGTGCTTGCTAGAGTTGCTGGCAAGAGTCAGCGACAGGCAATGCTGGAAGCTTATCCGCACCGCTCAAAGTGGAAAGAAGCAAGTGTTGATATTGCTGCTTGCAAGCTTGAGAGCGATGCAAGGGTTAAACAAAGGCTTCAAGACCTCCAAGAACGCGCTTCAAAGAAAGTAACTATCACCCGTGCTCAAGTCTTAAATGGCATGGGCAAGACGTTCGCAATGGCGCAGGAGTCTATTGCAGACTCAGGCGTGAATCAGACTGCAGTCACTGCTATCTCAAGTATTGGCAGGACGCTCTTGGACGCAATCCCAGAAGATGTGGAAGAAGAAGAGAAGCCATTTGTGGCAGACTTCGCCCTTCTCTTAGCACCACCGTTTCTCTCACTGCATCGTGCAATCGCGCAGGATGTGGGAGGTGAATGGTGGCTAAGGGGAGGGCGTTTTTCTTTGAAGAGTTCCACGGTCTCTTTAGAGATCATGCAAGGACTCATGGAGCACAAGGACCGCTCAGCATTCATCATGCCAAAGATTGGCAAAGATATTGGAGACGGTGTCTTTGAGCAAATGCTCTGGGCAATTGACAAGCTCAACATCCGTGATGAGTGGAAGCCTTCTAAGAGTCCATACAAGCTCACACGCCCCGCAACTGGTCAAGTCATTACTTTCCGTGGCGGTGACCACACGCAAAAGACCAAGGCAATCAAGGCACCAAATGGAACGTACTACGCCTATCAGTGGTTCTCAGAGGTAGACCAGTTCAATGGCTGGGGTGAGCTGAGAACGGTTATGCAGTCTGTCACTCGTGACGCTCCGGAAGGCTCTGTGTACTTCCGCTTCTTTGACCACAACCCACCACGCTCCCGTGATGCTTGGGTAAATGAGCACGTCTCTACCATGCTCTCAACACACCCGGAGCGCGTCATTGAGTCAAGCTACCTCGATGTGCCACATGAATGGATACCGGAGCAGGTACGCAAGGACGCTGAAGCACTCAAAGAACTTGACGAGGAAGCATACCGCCATGAGTGGCTGGGCGAGCAAGTTGGCTTTGGCTCTGAGGTCTTTACCCGCGTTGAAGTGAGAGACATCACATACGTAGAGCGCAAAAAGCTTGAGTATCACTACTATGGTGTTGACTGGGGCTTTTCACAAGATCCATTCGCATGGGTGAAGATTGCCTACGACGCAAAGACTCGCACGCTCTACATCCTGGACGAGTTCGTCAAGTGTGGACTCTCTAACCAAGATACCGCTGAGCTCGTAAGCGAGAAGCTGGGCAACGCTCTCAAAGACGGTGAAGACGTTATTGAAGACGCTGAGCCATATGCCACAGTGTGGTGCGACTCTGCAGAGCCAAAAAGTATTGCTGACTTCAAAGCCAACGGCATTAACGCCCGTGGTGCGCTCAAGACAGGGGCGCACAACATCCACAACTCAATCAAGTGGTTGCAATACCGCACAAAGATTGTGATTGACTCCAGCTGCACAACTGCAGCGCGTGAGTTTGCCAACTACTCATATGTGATGACCAAAGACAACCAGCTCACAGGGCAGTTGCCAGACGCTGACAACCACACCATCGACGCTGTGCGTTATGCGTGTATGACGCTTATCAATGACAGAAGCTTGACTTAAAGAGAAGGGGTCTCACCTTGTCGAAGATTACTATCCAAAAGCCAGACTGGGCACTCAGATACCTAAAGAAGCGTAAGTTTACGCCTGACACATCAATGGACAAGTTCCAACAGCTCTGGTGGGGCTGGTTCACGCACGATAATGAGTACTACAAGCAGCCTTACATCATCAACAATGGTGCTGACTCATATGACAGGCTCTCAATCAGTCCGGCTTCAATGGTTGCAAGCGAGATTCCAAGTCTGATCATGAACGAGGGCACAATCCTTTCAAGCTCTGAAGACGTAGTGAATGACTGGTTAGAGCGCACCATTCCTAACTTTGTTGATGAGCAAGCAGAATTCATCAGCACTGTGTTTGCCCTGGGCGTTGGCGCGTGGGTCGCAAATTTCCACGGATACGAAGGCAACGTCTCAACCAGCATTGACTCCATGAAGGCGTGGCAGATTATTCCACTGCTGGGTGATGGCTGTGCATTCATTTCTAAGGTAACTGTTAACTCCAAGATGTATGACCAACTGCAGCTTAGATACTTCAACCAAGAGACACAGTCTCACGTGGTGGAGACGCTGCTCTTTAACTCGCAGAACCGCATTAACCCTATTGAGGTTGAAGGCATTACTGGCTTTGTTGACACTAAGCAGCCACTACCAACCTATGCACTTGTTAAGCCGGCTAAGTACAACTCTCATGACGAGCTCACACCGCTTGGCTCATCTGTCATCGAAGACATCTGCGACTCCTGCAGGCTAGTAGACGAAGCGTTTAACCAGATGTATTGGCAGGTTAGAGTTTCACTGCCAAAGATGGTTGTAGATGAGCAAGCCATTGTGCGTGACAGCAAGGGCAATGCAAAGTTTGTCAACACAATGGACCAGATTATGTTTGCGCCAATCTCTGCTGGCATTAGTGCAGAGTCACCCATGACGGTCTACAACCCTGACACACACATTGATGACATGGTGACAGCATTCAACAATGCTCTTGCTGTCCTGGGCTTTAGAACTGGCTTTGGTGCTGGGTACTGGTCATTCACGCTGGGACAGGGACTCAAGACGGCAACAGAGGTTGTCAGCACCAACGCAACGCTTATTAGAACCATTAGAAAGCATGAGCACTCCATTGAGAACTCTGTAAGAGATCTTGTCCAGGGCGCGTTTGCTGCAGAGTGCGCCATGAATGGCTACAAGGTAGATGAGCCTGTGCCTGTTGACATTCTGTGGGATGACTCGGTCATCTCAGACGACAAAGCAGACCGTGACATGATGAAGGATGACATTGCACGTGGTCTTTGCCCCAAGTGGAAGTACCTCGTCAAGTACCAAGGCATGAGTGAGGAAGACGCAAAGGCATTTACTAGCGAGACTAGCGGTGTCGCACTTGACGTAGCTCTTGGTGAGTAATCGTGAAACCGACTGAAGAAATTGCTGTGCGTCTCGTAGGGGGCGCACAGTCTGCTTATGTACAGGAACTCTCGTACTTCTTTTTGAACCTGCTTGATGAAGTAGTACGCACAAATGGCGCGGTTATTAGAGGTAGAGAGATTGCAGACTTTGAGCGTCTCTCTAGGCTCTCTCGCGAAGAAGCTCTCGCGATCTATTACAAGTACCGCCCCTCTATCGACAAGCAGACACGTGAGGTCCTAAAGAACGCGCTTAAAAAGACTGATGATGTGCTCGTGGGACAGTTCGTGCGAGCGATGGGCTCACGCCGTCACATGACTAATCTCGCAACTATCATTGCTGCTCAGACGGCGCAAGGTATGAATGAGGTCCTTGAGCATCAGAATATCGCGCTTGCTAAAGACCAAGCAGCACTGTGGTATGACGTGACCGCCGAAGCAATCGCCCGTCATCAAGCCGGAGAGCCAACACGAGCCGTTATGGAGCGTGGTGTTACACGTCTTGCCAACTCTGGACTAGAGACGATTGACTACATCAGTGGCACTAAGACAACGATTGACGCAGCTCTGAGACGACACATCGTCTCCCAGGCTAACCAAGCAAGAAACCGCCTTCTTATGCAGCGCATGGATGAGTGGGAATGGGACTTGGTCTTTGTTGATGCTCACTTTGGAGCACGCCCAAGCCACGCAGAATGGCAAGGCAAAGTGTATTCCAGGAGCGGTAGAAGTACTGAGTATCCACCGCTTGTTGAATCAACCGGATACGGCACCGTGACAGGTCTCTGTGGTGCTAACTGTGTAGTTGATGATACAAAAGTGTCAGGACCTTATGCTTCCGCGGCTTATCGGCGTAAGTATTCCGGGCAAATTGTCACTATACGAACAGCGTTCGGTCATAACCTTACCGTCACCCCAAATCACCCAATACTTACCCCTCAAGGATGGGTTGCTGCTAGCCAGCTTAAAAAGGGAGACTATGTATTCAGCCGCGTTAATCGTGACAGGATGCCACTTGGTGTTAGACCAGACAAGTACGAGTGTGAACCCACTATCAAGCAGGAGTTTGATTCTCTTAGGGATACGTTCGGCATTAGGACCTTTCTTGGGTCTTCCGCTAACTTCCACAACGATGGAATCGCCAATCAAAATGTCGACGTTGTACTTGTCGATAGCAGCTTGGTAGACGATATCAAGACCAAAAGATTCAAGCATATTGCCAAGTCTGCTCTCTTCAATGCTTCCAGGCTTTCCGATTGCGGCCTTGGTCTTGGCTCTTTTACAAAGGTCAGCATGTGTTTTCCTACTACCTCTTACAGCATCTTGCGCATGTTTACAAAGAGCCCTTCTCTCTTCCAGAGAACATCTCGTCATTCTAGTTTTGGTAGCCATTCTTCTATCTTGCGGGAGAACTCCTCGTTCCTTAAGCCTATTAGTAATCGTCGTTTGGGAAACACCAAGCTGCTCGGCGATAACAGTTTTATTGAACCCTTTATTCCAAAGGTCAACGACACGTTCGATATCAACACTCTTCTTACGTCTATCGGTCTTCAGGCCAAGAGCTTTGAGTTCGCTGGCGATAATCCTATCCCGGCATCTGAAATGCTTTCTCATAGTTCTGATAGAAGCCCCTTCATTGTAGAGCCTGATGAGATCATCAGTGTTGATACTCGGATGTGGTCTGGGCATGTATACAACCTTTCAACAGAAAATGCCTGGTATTTTGCTAATTCTATTGTAACACATAACTGCTACCACTACATGACACCTTATGTTCCTGGATACTCCGAGCTTCCAGACATGGACTACTCAGAGCAAGAGCGCATCACGGGCATGACAAGTGACGAATATTATGCAGCCACGCAAAAGCAACGTAGATATGAGCGTCTCATTAGAGCTCAAAAAAGAGAGATCTCTTACCTTCAAGAGGTAAGGGCAGACGCAGTAAAGCAGCGTATTAGACTTGGTGAGCTGCAAGACAAGCTGCGCCAGTTCACACATGACAATCACTTGCGCCGTGACTATGAGCGTGAGCGTGCCTGGGCAGTTAGCAAGCAGCCAAGAGCGTTGAAAGCACCACAAACATATACGGCTAGTGCAATTACAACAAGCAGTGAGTTTGCCAGCAATAGCTGGAGCTTTACGAAAGAGTATGGCGCAATTTTAGACAAAGATGGCAATGTAATTGGAGATGTCATCACAGGAGAAGAAACTTCCATTACTTTTACTTTGCCTGAAGGCTATAAATGGGAAGACCTGCAAGCAACACATACTCATCCCTATGAGTATGGCGGTACTTTCTCAACAGGAGAAGATAGAAAAGGTGATATATACCATCTAACACATGCAAATTTGATATCGCATACAGCTATTTGCCATGAGGGAACGTATCACATTGAGCGAACAGAAGACTCAAAGCCAATGGAGTTTTATGACGCTGCAAGAGCTGCTGAAATTAAAGCTGAAGAAGATGCCTTTAACATTGTTTATGATTGGGCTGAGAAAGAAGGAAAGACACCATTTAATGGCTTCCCACAAAGCAAGCTCAATGAGATGCAAAGAGAGAAAAAGGCTGAATTGATGCATAAGTGGTTTTCTGAGAATGCTAAAATATATGGGTACACCTATTCGTTTACGGCAGCTGGGGAATAGAATGCAAGAAGCATATGTTTTAACGCCTATCATGGCTCATTCAACTCCAGATGATTGGGTTGAAAGAATCGCCAAGCGTAAAGATGAAAAAGACTTGAGGAAAATTGCTCAAGGATTTCTTGCTCCAAAAGACTTTGAGAAGTGGCTCAAACGCCACCCAGAATATAAAGCTTAACCTTTAACCCCGCCACAAGCGGGGGTTTCTTTTAGCTGTTAACACTCACAGACAATT